CTACGCAGCAGGTGTCAGAAGTCAGATAGCTGGGCGCGGTGCACACATTGCACTGATAGACGATGCCATGTCAGAGGAAGACGCTTTCTCAGAAGCAGGACGCAGGTACATCAAGGAATGGTACCCGTCAGGTCTGAGGACACGCCTGATGCCCAACGGTTCTGTGATCATCATCAACACCAGATACCACGAAGATGACCTCTGTGGCTGGCTACTCAACAACGAAACAGAAGATACAATACCATGGGATGTTGTGTCCATACCTGCGTGGCTAGACGAGGAATCAGCACAGCTTCTTGATCTACCAGAAGGTAGCTCCTATTTCCCAGAGTGGAAACCTGACGAGCTACTCCGACTAGACGAGGCAGAGATCCGGGCCAACAACGGAGCCAAGTACTGGCAAGCTCTCTATATGCAGAACCCCACACCTGACGAGGGATCTACCATAAAATCTGACTGGTTTAAGAACTGGACAGACGAAGAACCCCCAGAGTGTGACATGATCATACAAACCTACGACACAGCCTTCTCCACCCGGAGCACAGCAGACTACTCAGTGATACAAACATGGGGTGTGTTCGACTACCCTTATACAGATTCAGTGGGCAGAGAATTTTTAGCACCGAACCTTGTCCTACTGGGCAATGTCAGAGAAAGACTAGAGTACCCAGAGCTACGTAGGACAGCGCAAGATCTCTACGATGACTACCAACCAGATGTGTGTATCGTGGAGAAAAAAGCATCTGGGCAGAGCTTGATACAGGATATGCGAAGAGCAGGGCTACCTGTGTTGGATTACCTCCCAGACCGTGATAAAGTGTCTAGAGTACACGCAATTACACCTTTATTAGAGGCTGGACGAGTATGGCTCCCCAGAGGCAGAGAGTGGGCAGAAGATTTATTTGCAGAGGCTATACAATTTCCTTTTGCCCGACACGATGATCAGGTAGATGCAATGGCAATGGCAGTGCACTATCTAAAAGAGTCATGGCATTTATCTCACCCAGATGACCCTGAGTACGAAGACGAAGAGAAGCCCAAGAAAAAAACTTACTGGAATTGGAACTAGACGATCATGGCAATATCCAGAGCAAGTATCCCCAGAGAACTCAAAGGAGGACGCAAGGTGGCAAAGAAAAAGAGCAGCGGTAAGTTAGGAAGTGGATCACGTTTTAAGTCCCTCTCCTCTAAGATTCAGAAGAGCGGTAAAAGTAAAAAGTCTGCAGATGCCATAGCTGCCAGCATAGGGAGGAAGAAGTACGGTGCCAAGAAGATGGCAAAGCTCTCAGCAAAAGGTAGAAAGAAAAGGGGATAGACAATGGCAGTTGAACAAAACCCTTTCTTAGAAATGGAAGAAGTAAAGGAACTAAGAAGAGAGTCTCCTTCTTTGAATCTAGTAGAGGACACAGAAGAGGAAGAGTCGGTACAGTTTAGCCCCACTGAAGATGGTGGTGTAGAGGTAGAGTTTGGTGATATGGAAGCTATATCCATGATGGGTATGGAACAAGACCACTACGCAAACTTAGCAGAAGAGATAGACGAAGATGATTTGATGGATATCTCTAACACAGTCATTGAGGGATATGAGACAGACAAAGAATCCAGAGAAGAATGGGAACAAATCTTTGAGCACGGATTTGACCTTCTTGGTCTAAAACTACAAGACACAACAGAACCATTTGACGGTGCGTGTACAGCGGTTCATCCGCTCCTGATAGAATCAGCGGTTAAGTTTCAGAGCAGAGCATCTCAAGAACTCTTTCCCCCTGCTGGTCCTGTCAGAGCACAGGTGATAGGAGCAAACACAGTTCCCAGAGAACAACAGGCACAGCGCGTAAAAGAATTTATGAACTACCAACTGACGCAGCAGATGCCAGAATACTTTGATGAGTTTGAGCGTATGCTCTTCCACCTCCCCTTGGTAGGTTCTGCATTCAAAAAGATTTACTTTGACGAGATTCTCCAAAGACCTGTTTCAGAGTTTGTTCCAGTGGATCACTTCTATGTGTCCTACTACGCCACTGATCTCAGAACAGCGGAGCGGTATACGCACCTGATCTACCGTTCTCCCAATGATTTTAGAAAAGATGTTGTCTCTGGAATGTATAGAGATGTAGATGTTGGAGAACCGGAAGCACCTGATACAACGTCTATGGGACAAAAGATAGACAACATCATGGGCATAGCTGCCACAGCAGAGGAAGATCCTCAGTATGTTCTTCTAGAGCAGCATTGCTACCTAGACCTGCCAGAACCTTACGCAGACCCTGATGGAATAGCCAGACCTTACGTTGTCACGGTTGATATGCACTCTAGAAAAGTTTTGTGTATAAAGCGTAACTATAAAGAAAACGATCCTATCAAGGAAAGAATACTACACTTTACCCACTACAGGTACGTTCCGGGCTTTGCTTTCTATGGTCTGGGTTTGATCCACTTCCTCGGTAACCTCACCATGACAGCAACAACTGCCATGCGTTCTCTGGTAGACGCTGGCCAGTTTGCCAACCTCCCCGGAGGGTTTAAGGCCAGAGGTGTCAGGCTAGTAGGTGATAACGATCCTATCTCTCCCGGTGAGTTTAAAGAGGTGGAGAGCACAGGCATTGACCTGACCAAGGCAATCGTCCCGCTTCCGTATAAGGAACCGTCTGGTACACTTCTCCAGATGCTCCAGTTTGTTGTAGGAGCAGGTCAAAAGTTTGCAGATTCCACAGAACAAGTCATCACAGATTCGGCCAACTACGGACCAGTGGGAACAACTATGGCTTTGCTAGATGCATCGTCTAAGTTTTCCACAGCCATACACAAAAGAATGCACAAGGCTCAGAGAGAAGAGTTTGACATTCTAGCCAGAATTAACTACGACTTTCTCCCAGACGATTACCCGTATGAAGTTGTAGGTGGAGATCAGAAAGTATTTAAGCAGGACTTTGACGGGAGAGTTGATATCATTCCGGTGTCTGACCCTAATATCCCGTCCTCTGCTCACAGATTGGCACTGGGCCAAATGGCTATTCAGTTGGCCAGCCAAACTCCTCCCGGTACGTTTAACATGCCAGCCCTGTACAGAGAAGTTCTCTCCGCTGCAAACTTTCCAAACCTAGACGAGATACTCCCACCAGAGCAAAAGCCAGAACCCAGAGACCCACTGGCAGATATCATGGCAGCGTCTAAGGGACAACCCATTGCAGCTTTTCCGGGGCAGAACCACGATGCACATATTCAGTTTAAAACTGCTTTCCTCAAGGACCCCGGTAACGGTGCAAACCCAATGATGCAGCAGATTGTTCCTATAATCAATGCCAACATCAGAGACCATATGCTTATGAAGTACCAAGAACAAATAGGTGGAATGGTCACTGGAGTTGCCGACGATCCTCAGACAAGTGAGATGGTGATGTCACAAGCAGCAGAAGCAGTGGCAAACGCCAACGCTGCCCTAGGTATTGCCCAGAGTCCAGAGCAACAGATGATGAACATTGAGCAACAAAGACTACAGCTTGATCAGCAGAAAATGCAGATGGACGCTCTGGAGAAAGCAGCTGATCTAGAAGTCAGAAGCAGAGAACACGAAAGCTCTGATAAGAAGGTTCAGTTAGATGCTTTGATTGATATCAGTAAACTTTCTTTGGAATCTGACCGAGATGCCAACAAAGCTCTGGAAGCAGCTGCTAAACTTTCAATTGAATCTGAGAAAGCCGGTGGCGATAAAGAACTTAAAAGAAATAAAACTGCTCTAGATACTTTGGTTAATATGGCGAAGCTGGAGAAGCAGCGATGACTCTAGAAGAACGGATTAAGAAACATGAAGGATATATGGTCGAACCCTATACTGACACGCTTGGATTTCTTACAGGAGGTTATGGACATAAGATCCTTGAAGGAGAAGAGGTACCTACCGATCAAGAAGGTTGGGAAAAACTTTTTCAAGAGGATCTGGAAAAAGCTAGAGATGGAGCGGCTAGACTAATAGAAAAGAATAAATTAGAAAATTTACCTTGCGAAGCCCATGAGATTATAATAGAAATGGTATATCAAATGGGAGAGAAAGGAGTTTCTAAGTTTAAGAAAATGTTTAAAGCTTTACGACAAGAACCTAAAGACTACGAAGAAGCAGCAGATCAGATGATGGATTCCCGGTGGGCAAAGCAAACCTATTCAAGAGCGCGTAGTCTTTCTGATAGTATGAGGAAGTTAGATGCCGCTTAAACCGGGAAAGTCGCCTAAGACAATTTCAGACAATATTAAGAAGCTACGGGAAGAAGGCTATTCTCAGAAGCAAGCCGTGGCCATTGCCATGTCTACTTCTAAGAAACCAAAGCGACCTTCCAAAAAAGCAAAAAGGTTATCACGTAAAAAATAGTTATGGACATTTTTGACGAGATACGTCAGGTTTTTAAAGAGGAAGAAGATACCTTAAAAAATTTCCTTGCAAAGGGTCACGTAGAGGACTATAACCATTATAGGCAAGTAGTGGGAACGCTTACAGGAATTGAGTGGTCTTACTCAAAGTTAACTGATATTGTAAACAAAAGAATGGAGCGAGATAACGACGATGATTAATCCTTCACTTGGCGGGGCAATTTCTAACGATGCGTGGATTACAGAGAATGATATACCGGACCCAGAAGTTCTTCCAGACCTTCCCGGTTATCATGTGCTTATCAGACCAACCTCTATCAAGGAAAAAACAAAGGGAGGTATTCTTTTACCAGAGAGAGCACGGGACGATATTGCCTACCTCACCACGGTTGGCAGAGTTCTTAAAGTAGGTACACTGGCGTATGAAGATAAAGATAAGTTTCTTGCAGGTGCTTGGTGTAAAACAGGTGACTACGTGTGTTACCAGAAACTATCGGGTACCAAGTTTGTTTACAAAGGCGTAAAGCTTCTACTTCTTTTTGATGATCAGATCCTGATGAGAATCAGTGACCCGGAAGATCTAGACACTACCCTTGTATTAGGTAATTAAATATGTTACTAATTAAATTATGCGTAATCTTAGTTGTCGCAAACTATGGAGCTAGTAAAAATGTCTGAAGAACAAGAAGTAGAAGCAAAAGAAAATGTAGCGGAAGAACTTACTGAGTGGAGCGAGATAGATCTCTCTCCTACTCCTACCAAAGAAAAGATAGAGTTTGAAGTAGAAGGTGAAGAAGAAAAACCTGAACCAGTAGAAGCAGCACCAACACCTGCTAAAGATGTTCCAGAGTTAGAAGGTATAGAAACAAAAGGTGCTGAGAAACGTATACGGCAGCTTGTTCAGCAGAAAAATGAACAGGCTAATCTTCTTGCCCAAGCTGAACAAGAGAAGCAAGCTCTTTTAAAACAGCTGAACGACAGAGACAAGTATACTGTAGAGAGTAGTAAGTCTAACACAGAGACTAGTGAGAAGCTTCTACAACAACAGATTGAGATGGCTAAGAAAGCATACCTTGACGCTTACGACCTAGGCGAAAAGGAGAAAATGCTAGAAGCACAAGAACTAATGAGCAAGGGTCAAGTAGACCTTTCAACACTAAGTCAGCAGCGACAGGCTATTGAACAGTACGAGGCGCAGCTGGCGCAGAGAGAGCAGGTACAGGCACAACAACCACAGGCACCACAGCAGCAGCAGCAAGCACAACAGTACGATGAGCTTGCAGTTGAGTGGAGCCAGAAGCCTGAAAATTCTTGGTTCAACCAAGACCAGATTATGACAGTGGCGGCACTTACAATTGATGCCACACTAAAACAAGAAGGTTATGATTCTTCTACTCCAGAGTTTTACCAAGAGGTAGACCGGAGAATGAAGACAGAGTTTCCGCACAAATTTAGCGGAGAGAAGCGTGCAGAGGTAGGATCACAACCTACACAACAGGTGGTAGCAGGACAGTCGCGCAGTTCTACCACTGGAGGTAAAGGTAAGGTTAAGCTTACTCAAGAAGACGTAAGACTAGCTCAGAAGTGGAATATTCCTCTTGAGAAATATGCCGCTGAGAAGGCACGGGCAGATCGTGCAGCTGGTGAATATGTTCCAATTGCTTAACCACATTGCGCGTAACAAAAGAAGAAGGAGCGTTTAAAGATGAGTAAAACAAGTAGTAGAGCAACACAAACAAGGGAAACCGAAACTAAAGAGTACACATACCAAGAACCTAATTTCTTAGATGTTCCCGACCCTGTTGTAGACAGATTCGCCAATGAAGACATGGTTCTCCGTTGGATACGCATCTCCCTCAAAGGCGATGATGACTACAAGAACGTAGGTAACAAAATGACTCAAGGTTGGGTATTTGTAACTCCTGAAGAAGTTCCTGAGATGTTACACTCTTCAACTGTTTTAGACACGGGACGCTATACCGATTGCGTTGTACGGGGGGATGTCGCTCTAGCCAAAATGCCCCGTGGAAAGTCAGTCGCCAGAAATGATTATTACGAAGGCAAAGCAAACAATTTAATGGAAGCTGTAAATCAGCAACTGATGTCTGCTTCTAGCTCGAAAATGCCCATTTCAAACAATAGCACTTCAACTGTAACCAAGGGTAGAATGCCACAGTTTCAGGCTTAAAACGCCTACTATTTATTCTACTCATCTTTAAAAGGAGAATGTAGTATGACAGCTACGAAAGCCCTAAACGGTTTCACTCCTTCGCGTAGATACTCTGCTGGTGCTAACACACTGCAGACAAGAAACTATCGAATTGCATCTGGCGCTGCATCAAACATCTTCACAGGTGATTTGGTACACCTAAACTTAGGTACAGTCTCAGTAATCGGTGCAGTCGATGGCTCGGAAGTTCCTATCGGAGTCTTCATGGGTTGCTACTTTGAAGCAGACGGCGTGCCGACGTTTAGTAAACATTGGCCAGCTGCTACTTCTGCCAGCAATGCCTACGCGATTGTTTGTGATGATCCGCAAGCTACTTTTGAACTACAAGCTGATACCAGCTGCACGATTGGTGATATCATGCAGACTAACTTTGAAGTAACTGCTGGTGCGGGTTCTACCTTCACTGGTCGTTCTGGCATGGGTCTAGACGTTGCTTCCAGAACTTCTGGTACAGCAGCGTTGGTACGCATCATCGACTTTGTTGATACTCCCGGTAACGACATTGACGTTTCGGCAGAACGTGCCTTCCCAATCTGCGAAGTTCAACTTATTCAACACCAGCTGACTCGCGTGTCTTCTGGTAATCCCTAACCCGAAAGGAGCTTAGACAATGGCTGCTATAAACAGAGCTAGTATTGCCAAGCAGCTTCTACCGGGACTTAATGCTGTCTTTGGCATTGAGTATGGAGAAGTTGCTGATGAATACAGTGTTCTTTATGAAGTAGAGAACTCTGACCGTGCATTTGAAGAAGAGGTTCTCTTCACTGGATTTGGCGAGGCACCTGTCAAGGGTGAGGGCGCTGCTGTTCAGTATGACGATGCACAAGAAAGCTTCACAGCCAGATATACGGCTGAAACCGTAGCACTTGCCTTCTCAGTTACGGAAGAGGCAATGGAAGACAATCTCTATGACACGTTTGCCAAGCTGCGTGCCAGAGGGCTTGCTCGTTCCATGGCAAGTACAAAGCAGACTAAAGCTGCTCAGACGTTCAACCAAGGCTTTAACACAGCGATTACTGGTGGCGACGGACAACCAATGTTCAGTGCCAGTCATCCAACGGTTGGCGATGGGAACCAGAGCAACTTGATTGGATCAGCTGGAACGGTTGATCTTTCAGAAGCTGCTTTGGAAACTGCTTTGATCAGTATTCAGACGATCAAGGACGATAGAGGTATTCTGGTCGGTGGTGGTGCGGTATCCCTGCACGTTGCGCCGAGCAACCAGTTCACGGCAGACCGTGTGCTGAATAGCCCTTATCAACCTAACACGGCTGATAACAACATCAACGCCATTAACCATCAGGGCATGATCCCGCAAGGTTATTCGGTGAATAAGCGTTTCAGTGACCCGGATGCGTTCTTTATCAAAACCGATGTTCCTAACGGAGCAAAGATGTTTGTAAGAGCGCCTCTTGCCACGAAGATGGAGCCTGACTTCGACACGGGTAACCTCCGTTTCAAAGCCAGAGAACGCTACAGCTTCGGTTGGTCTGACTGGAGAGGTTACTTCGGTTCTCAAGGAGCCTAAGTACTTTATGGTGGAGGGGCTGAAATACGCCTCTCCACTCTTTTTTCTTTAACATACTTGAATGGCACTTCGGGTGCTGGTCTAGGAAAGGACTGTTCATTATGGCTACACATTTCCCAAATGGTATTTCTAACAGGACAAAGGGTCATCCTCTTTTTAATTATCCTTATATGGACCCTACGAAATTTTACACCTACTTCGATGACTTCTTTGAGTTTCACTCTGGCATCTACACAATCACCACTGTTGAAGCTGGTGGAGGCAATGCCAGTGAAGCTATTACATCTGGAGAGGGTGGTCAACTCTTAATCACCAACGATGATGCTGACGATGATTCAGATTTTCTCCAGCTAAAAGGTGAGTCTTTTAAATGGAACGCTTCTAAGAGGATGTTCTTTACCGCTAGGTTTAAGACCAACGATGTAACTCAGTCTGACATTGTAATGGGTCTTCAAGTCACAGACACAACTCCACTTGATGTTGATGACGGTATTTACTTCCTCAAACTTGACGGTGATAACACGCCTGATTTTGTTGTGGAGAAAGACAATAGTTCTTCGCTGAGTGTGGTTCAGATGAATGCAATGGAAGATGATACGTTTGTCACGCTCTCCTTTGAGTACGATCCTTTGGACGTTGCCACAGGTGGATCTGTGTTTAGAGTTTATCAGGATGATGTGCAAGTTGGTGAAGTTACCAGCACCACAAACGCACCTGACGATGAAGACCTAACACTCTCCTTTGGTATTCAAAACGGTGCAGCAGCTGCTAAAACCTTAACCATTGACTTTATTCTTGCAGCGGTGGAAAGATAAGCCGCCACCTTGGAAAGATAACATCTTTGATTTATAATAGGGGAGGATCAGGAGAAGGTTCTCCCCTTTCTTTTAGGAGAAGAATAAATGACAACCACACTTAAAATTGCACAGGTAGAAGGTGGGGCAGGTGGTAACGGTCTTATGGTAGACACAGTTGCCAGTGTAACTTTGGCAGATACCAGAATTAGACTTTACACTTACGCTGTCACTGTCGCCGCTGAAATTGTAATTGCAGACGAGAATGGCCCTGTGATCAAACAACCTGTTTTAACCACGAACACAGGAGATAATGTTTACATAGGTGATGACGGGGTAAGGTGCAAAGGTAATGTTTCTGTTGCTGGTATCAGTGACGGTGGTAAAATTTACGTTTACTATGGCTAACCCAGATGGACTTTAATTCTCTTGTCAGCGCAGTTGTAGAGACCACTGAGAATGATGGCTCAGAGTTTCTAGGTGCTCTTCCTAATATGATACAGAGAGCAC